AAGATGATGGACCACCTCTAACGTGTTCGAACTCGTATTGTTCTTGTGCCAGAGTATTCTGTGGTAACACAACACTCAACACTTGTTGATGAAATCCCTTTATAGAGGTGAAACCATTCTTAGGACATATTCTTAGATCGATACCTTCGGGCAAGTATAATATATTATCAGGTGTCATTGACATGATTATAGTTCCATACTAGAAAGGTTCATTGTAGAATACGCCTCTTAGCAATTGCTGTATTCTGAAAATGTCCATAGCGATATCGTGTGCAGGGTTGTGTGCAATGAAGTCACCATCATTAACACCCTTGGGTACGAATGAGTTATTGATATTAATACCATGACCAATTGCAATACCTTCAATCATAGTACGTGTGTCACGAACATCCCAGAATCTGTAGGGTTCTGATGCGTCTAGTAGATTGCATATAGATGTAGTGAGAACAGGATCGAAAGTGTTGCCTCGCGTATAAACTAATTGACCAGGTGTCATTGTTGCACGAAGAAACACTGGCAGTTCTGTGATTGATACATCTGTTGACAGAGGTTTGAGTTGCGACATTGCCGCTTCTCCTTGCTTCTGCCACCACGCGAGTGTATTCTTATCTACAATACGTCCATACTTCTCGACCTGCTCTTTGACATCAAACTTCATTATCTTAGCAAGACCAACTAAGTCCATATAAGAGTATGGAGTATCAGAAAGAAACATATCTTCGTCAACTGTCATTGCCGCCACGTTCACTACAGGAGCAGTGTTCAAGTCAGTGCCTAATGTTTCATAATCATATATGTTAATCATTAGATCATCTCCACATTTGCCATTACTTCAGTCATACAAGCAACAATGTTTAACTCATGGTCAGCAACAAATGCCGCCTTGTATTGATAGTCAGCAAGAATTAATACTAACTGCGGAATAGATGACGGATCAACTCTATCATACATCTTGTCATATAGTGAACGGAAGATAGTCGAGGTATCTACATCAACATTATTAACGACCCATGAGCGCATCTTCTTAAAGTCTTTTGCTTTCAGCGCGGCGAACAGTTGATCGACTTCACTATCAGTACTATCGATAGCAATAGAGTCTAGTTGACCACCCATTGAATAGCGTTGACATTCATTAATCACTCTTCTCCAATCAGGAGCATGTTTCATAATCATGTTAGCAATCAGTTTATCACTGTACGTAACACCTTCGGTATCAAGAATTGTCTTGAGTCGTTCCATGAACTGACCACACAATTGACCCATGTCTTTCTTAGATGTATTGAATTCATATACACCACAGCGAGAATGGATAGGTTCGATGATACGATTCTTGAAGTTACAAGTTAAGATGAATCTACAGTTGTCAGCGAACTCTTCGATGAAACCACGTAGTGCGGGTTGAGTTGATTGAGCATTAAGATAATCTGCCTCATCTAGGATAACAACTTTAACGTCACCGCCAAGAGATACCGAAGATGCGAAGCGTCTAATCTTACCACGAAGTGTATCGATGTTACCATCTTCAGAACAGTTGACCACAATACAATCATAGTCAAGTTCTTTACATAGTGCTTTTGCTACAGTTGTTTTACCAAGACCAGCAGTACCAGTAAAAAGCATATTAGGCATCTCGCCGCCTTCTACGATTTTAAGAAATACGTCTTTTAGTTTTTTAGGAAGAATGGTGTCTTTAATTGTTTGCGGGCGATATTTCTCTACCCATAAAAAGTCTTTGCTCATATGTGCCTCATAATATAAAAAATGTCTTGTCTACTATACGTAATTATACAGCAGACAAGACCAAAAGTCAAGCAATCTTTATTCTACTGCTTGCGCCTGAGCGTCTTCAACAATCTGAATCAATGCGATACACTGATCACGCAACTGTCCAATAGTTGCTAGTTCTTCACCTTTAAATCCACCTCGGGCAGCAACTGTGTCGATTACTGCAACAGTTGATCGTGTGATACGATTCGCCAGGTCTGTCATTTCTACATTGTTACTCATTACTATTCTCCGTAAGTACTAGATTTTTCGAGGGCGCACCAGTATTCGATGCCGTTCTCTTTGTTCACAAAATGTGAGATTAATTTCTTAGAAATACCAACTTCATAATCACCATCAACCATCTTAAGGTTAGAGATGTTAAAGATAAAGTTAAACTTCTCTTCAGCAAATACTCCATCAACATCAATAGAATATACGTTTGAGGTACGATCATTGTTATCGATTACAGATAACGATACAACACCATCAGATGCGGTCACTGACATTTCAGTATGACCAAGAACAGATGCCGCACGTTTGATACTGGATAGAGTGGCACTATCTAGTGTAAACTTAACTTCGGTCTCAGGCATAATGATGTCTTTCGAAGGAGTAGTCAGCATATCAATATCAGAATAGAAGTACTTGATACGTGAACGACCAGCATTGTCAGTAACAAGGACATAAGTGTCTTCGAACTTGAGTCGTGGTGAATCTACCAGAGATAGAACACTTAGGAACTCGCTTAGTTCATAGATACCAAACGTCTGCGGGAATGTTACATCTAGTTCAACAGAACTTAGAACATTCTTTGCTTCTGATACAGTCTTGATTACATTGCCTTCAGTGATCACAATGTTTGGATTGATAGTAGCATAGTTCTTGAGAACTTGCATAGTCTTTTCAGTTAATTCCATAATATATCTCAGTTTGTTTGTTTATGGGTGTATTATAACATAGAACTTTAGGGATGTCAAGCGACTTTACTAAAGTTTTTCTCTTTAATGAATTCAATCTTTGAATCAAAGTATTGCTCCAGGATTGCTCCTTTATGACTGATAACAAAGATGCTAGAATCACCATCCATACTATCAATTATCTTAGTCAGGTTATCCACACCATCAGCATCAAGAGATGAATCAAAAGTCTCATCTAGTATCAGCAGATTAGTGGCAACACTGTTCTTCATCTTAGCGATCATACGCCAAGTAAATAGTAACGCCAGATCGATGCGTTGCTTCTCACCCTCAGAGAACGAATCATACGAGAACGAATCACGGTGACGCGAACGAATAGTTTCTTTGAAAGTGTCATCTAGGTCAAACGAGACATAGAAGTCCAGAATCTGGAGATACTGATTCGTAAGTTTATTAATGACAGGCAAGTACTGCTTAATGATTTTGGTTTTAATACCAGTATCTTTCAACAGTTCTGCTATAACAACACCGTATGATCCTTCATCAGCAATCACAATATGCTCATCATGTAAAACTTGCTTACTCGCTTCGAGTTCTGCTTTCGCCTCTAATGCTTCATCAATACTTGCTGTCTCTTCATCAATCTTAATAAGGTCATTCTGAAGAACTGACATACGTTTCTGCCACTCGTTCACTTGAGCATTGCTGATATGTACATCATTAATAGCAGAGACTAGTTGCTTGCTATGCGTCTCTACACTTCCACGTCTATCGTCGAGTTCGTTGATTTTGGTGGACGCTTGGGTTCTACCTTCTTCGAGTTCTTCTCCCTTAGTTCGTGCGTGTGCTGTTTTTGTTGATTTAAGGGATTCTTCGATGTCCTGGTCACAGGTTGGACAGATGTCATTACTTTCATAGAATTTAATTTCCTTCGCAAGTTCTTTCTGTTTAACCTGAAACTGATGGTCGTACTTCTCGAACTCTACTCTCTGCTTGTTTATCTTAGCAAGTTGTGACTTTACTTGTGTCAGTTCATGCTCAAGATCAGCAGTATTAGTTGCTATACGTTCATCAATCTTCTCGCCTAACTCAGTTATCTCTACCTGCTTCTTCGCTTTCTGTTCGGAACTAAGTAGACGAAGTGTGTTCACATATCGTTCTTGGTTCTTAATCTTATCACGAATCAACTCTAACTGAACTTGATTAGTCCGACCCTTCTCACGTAGCACAGACATACGCTCTTTAAGAATACCATTCATCTTAGAGAATACGTTAATGTCAAGTAGGTCTTCGATCACATCTCGTCTATGTTGAGCAGGGAGTTGCATGAATGGAACAAATGAAGATGATCCAAGAACAACTATCTGGTGAAACGATTTGTGATTCAACTTCAGAATATTCTTCTCAAGTACTGACTGATACTCCTTGTTGTGACTGTCCTGATTGACCAGAACATTATCTTTCCATATCTCGAAAGTGTTAGGTTTAATACCACGATGAATCTTATACTCACTTACACCAACAGAGAACTCTACTTCAACTTCAGTTCCTTTATTGTTGATAGAATTGATCAACTGATTCTTCGTGATACTCCGATGTGCCTTACCGAACAGTGCGAATGACAGAGCATCCAACATCGTAGACTTACCTGCACCGTTCTGACCTACTACAAGAGTAGACCTAGAACGATTCAGTTGGATCTCAGTGAAACTATCACCGGTCGATAAGAAATTCTTATATCTTAGTTTTTTAAAAATAATCATACTATATCTAGGGTCTGTGCCTCAATCATTAATTGTCGAACTTCGCCTTTGATACGATCTTTATCTAAGACTGTATCTACAGCGTCTATGTAAGTATACAACAAATCTTCGGTAGAGTCAACATTTATTTTATCATCATCAACATCATCACCCATAAACTCAGAAAAGTTCTCTGCGATCTTCAGTTCATGTATCTGTTTCATCTGTAAACGATCCACGAACTTCTCGAACAATTTAGGTTTAGATTTGTTCACTACAACTAACTTGACATACTTATGGTCTACGTCAGGTAGTTCACCAATGCCATACTTGTAGTCTGCTTTCTCTACTGTATCATCATAGTACACACGTTCAAAGATACGTAGTGGATTATGTACAGGTGTCAGTTCACGAGTGTCTGTGTCTAGGACATGGAAGTACTTAGGATCATGTGCATCAGACCAGAAGAACTCGTACTGTGACCCAAGATAATGAATCGGTCCTTGCTGTGACTTGGTATGGAAGTGACCAGATAGAACCATTTCGAATCTATCGAACGTCGATGATTTCATACCATGTACACAAGGGATACCCGCTTGCATCTCAAACCCTTCTAACTCCAAGTGCGCACCTACATGAGATGCTTTACACGTAGCAAGAAACTCCATCGTGTGCTTTTCGTTATCTTGGTTTATCCACGGAACAAGTGCAAAATCAAGACCATCATAATTAACAACAGTAGGTTTTTCGATGATACGAACCTCTGCCATATAATGTCCGAGTAGTTCTTTTAGAGCATTCAGTTGATTCGTGTTCTTGTAGTACACATCGTGATTGCCCGGGATAATGTCCATGTGTATACCATACTCACGAAGTTTCTCTAGGAATATCTTACGATTGTGTTCTAGTGCCTTAAAGTTAATGGTCTTTCTATTCTCATAATAATCACCAAGATGTACAATCTTAGTAATACCGTTCTCTTTCAGATATGGAAAGAATACATCGCGATAGAATCTCTCTTGATAGTCCATGAAGACTTCAGAAGAATTTCTTACACCACAATGGGTGTCATTTAGAAAAGCAATCTTCACCGTTATTCCTCAAAGTGACCAGTCAAATCAGAATCAACAGAGCGACTTCGACGTTTACGCTTGGTGTCTTTGGCATACTCTTTAATGAGTCTATCATTGGACTTAACATAGTCGATTCTACCACGCAACTCTTCGACAAACGCTTGTGTCTGCTGTTGTACTCCTGCATCAAGCAATTCACTACTCACTAGTTCGGACAAACCACTCTCTGACAAGTAGCGTACTTTAATGTCCTGTTGCTTCTTCTCTTTCTCGATACGACGAAGAAACGCATACCAACTAATCTGTGTGAAGTATGCAAATGCATTAGGTTTACCAGTTCGTGTAGCAGTCTCCAGATTATAGTTTTCAATTGCTTTAAGGCAGTTTTCTACAGCATCCATTACCATCTCTTCGCGATACGTATATCGGACGAAATTTGCTTTATGTGATAGTCCTTCACATATCTTTAAAAAGCATTCCGCAATGTAGTTAGTGACGATTGGTGGTACTTCGCCCTTCGCTACTGCGGCATTCTTAGATGCAACATAGTCTACTACCGACTGTGAGAACAGAGCATTATTAACGTAATGCGGTTTCTCTTTCGGTTTTAGTTTCTTTGTCGGTTCTTTCATTATCTTTGCTTACTCGGGTTAAGGGTTTGTGTAACTTCGTTTGTTGGTTTATTATACACTACTTCTTTCTGATTGTCAACCACTCTCTGTCTTAAATCAGACGAAGAGAATCTGTGGGATCTTTCATTGAAGTAGATATGCATACCGCGCTTGCGACAGAGGTCTCTGCCAGTAAATTCTTTATCTTTATATTCTTCGCCAAGTATACGTACATCTATATCGTACATAGAAAGAATGTCAGTGAGGTCACGCTCGGTGCTGTAGGGAACAATCTCGTCA